TATACCAGCTAGTAAACTTACAGCTAAAGAATTAGAAGTTGCTAAAACTGTAGAAAAAATATTTAAAGATTATAACAAAATTCTTGGTGAAGAAGGTAGTCAGTTATTTACAAATCAAAGAGCTAATTATTTACCTTTAATGTGGGATCATTATAACCATAGACAGCAACCATTTAGATTTGCATCAGAGTTTGATAAACAAGTAGCTGGGCCATCAGGTAAATTCCAATTTAATAGACGTGGTGTATTTGCAGACATAAACGCAGGTTTAGTTAAAAATTACAAAATACGTGCAGGTATGGATGATCCATCTGAATTAGTTAGAGTATATGGTTTTGCTGCATCTAAAGCATTAGCTACTAGATCTTTAATTACACATTTAGAAAAACATAAAGTTAATAATAAAGCTCTTATGTTTAGATCTGTAAAAAATAATGTAGACATGACAGACTACGATGAATTTATACATCCTTACTTTGAAGGTAAAGGAGCTGTATTTGTTCATAAAGGTATGCATAGATCATTACGTATGGTATTTGATGCTACTGAAGAACAAGCATTTATGGGTGCATTGTTTACAACTAACCTTATGATGAAAAGATTAGCTGTTGGTTTTTCATTCTTTCACGCAGGTGCTCTAGTAGAAAGTATGTTATTTGCAGGTAACAAATTAAACTTTATTAAAAAAACTTTAGATCCTAGAAAAAAACCTGAGTTATTAGAGATGGTTAATAATCCTAATAAAATGATTACAGAGTTTCCAGATGCTATTAAACAATTAGAAGCAGCAGGTTTTAAAGATCCAGTAAGATTTGCACAAGGTGCAGGTTTACAAATAACTACTCCTGAAGATATAGGATTTGATAGATTCTATTATAACTTAAGAGGTATAGATACTTTTTTTAAAAATCATTTTGGTGTTTCTAGTGGTGGACAAGCAGAAAAAGTATTTAGATGGTTTGATAGAATTACATGGGATAGAGTATTTACTGCAGCTAAATTAAATACATTTTTACAAGTATTAGATTCACCTAAATTAAAAGGTGTACCAAACACTTTAGTTATAAAGCCTGGCGACACGATAGGTCAGATATATGCTAAAGCAAGTAAAGCAGCACAGTTTACTAATGATGCATTTGGTGGACAAAACTGGGAACAATTAGCTAATAGAATACAAACAAGTTGGGTAAAACTATTAGCACAAACTACATTACGTCCAGGGTCTAGAGGATATATGCAATTGTTATTGTTTGCTCCAGACTGGACAATATCTAATGTAAGAATTATAGCTAAGTCTTTACCAGCTTTTGAAAGCGATGAAGGTCTTAGAAGAATGTATCAATACTATTTTGCAAGAGCTGCACTTACATACGCAGCTGCAGGATCTGCACTTAACTATATATTTAGTGGTCACTCTATATTAGAAAACACAGATCCAACTAGAATTGATTTAGGGAATGGTCAAGTATTAACCTTCTCTAAACAACTTATGGAACCTTTCCATTGGATAACAGATCCACAATCTACAGGTCTTAAAAAGATCGGATCTTTACCAAGAACAACAATAGAAGTATTAACTAATAAAAAATACTTGACTACTAAATGGAGTCCAAACATCACTAAAAAAGATGATGATGCTATTGAGAAAGGTTTATCTATAGGAGGTCATGTGGGTAAAAGATTTTTACCTATTTGGCTACAACAAGCATCAGCTTCAATAGAACAAGGTTTGCTAAAAGATGGTCTATCTTTAGACTTAGCAGCAGACACTTCTGTTGATTTTGTACTAGGGCAATTAGGTCACCCTAGATATAAAGGGCCTAGATATACACAATACAAAACGAAAGGGTTAGTAAGGTCTCCTTACGAAACATTATTCTAATGAGTAGAAATACAGAAAATAAAGAAGAAATTCTAAAGGTTCATAATAGAATAGATCTTATTGATCAAAAACTAGATACTTTAGAAAACAATCACTTAGCTCATATGCAAAAAGATATAGATAGAATTATATATATTATATCAGCTATTGGGTTAGGTTTATTAGGACAATTTTTATATTTATTAACTAAAAATTTATAATGAAATTTACTTTACTGATGCTTATGTGTTCATACGTTGCAGGTGAATGTATGGCACCATATCCTATGCCTACACAATATACTAATATGTATAGTTGTATGGAAGCAGGGTATGAAGAATCATTAAAGAAACTACAAGAAATTGGTCCACAAGATGTAAATGAACACGAAATTTATTTAAGGTTTATTTGCAAACAATATGAAGTACCTAAAGTACCAGCATAAAGTTGTACCTAGTTTGCTAGACATATTCGCCAAATACTTGTAAAAGGTATAATATGCTTCGCAAATCAATACTTATTATCAGTGATCAACACGCACCATATCATCATATAGATACACTTGACTTTTTAAGTGCAATCAAAGAAAAATATAAACCTGACTGTGTAGTAAACATAGGTGATGAAATGGATTGGCACAGTATATCCTTCCATGATTCACATCCTGGTTTATACTCACCTAGTCATGAGCTCGTAGTTGCTAAGAAGTTTTTTAAACAATTAGAAGAACTATTTCCAAAGCAATACGTAATGGATTCTAACCATGGTAGTTTAGTTTTTAGAAAAGCTACCAGACATGGAATGCCTCATGAAATCTTCAAGTCTTATAATCATATGCTTGGAGTAGGTAAAGGTTGGTCATGGCATGAAGATTTGGTTATTAAAGCATCTAATGGTCAAAAAATTTACTTCTGTCATGGTAAATATAAAGATGTACTAAAAGTTGCTCAACAATATGGTATGTGTACAGTTCAAGGACACTATCATACATCGTTCAAAATAGATTATTGGAGTAATCCAAATGAACTACTTTGGGGAATGCAAGTTGGGTGTTTAATTAACATGAAAAGTTTAGCTTTTGAATATAATAAATTACAAAAGTCTAGACCAGTAATAGGAACAGGAGTTATCATTGATGGGTTACCAATATTAATCCCAATGGTTTTAGATAAAAATGGCAGATGGAACAGAAAAATTACCTAGAGGTATAAGAAATAAGAACCCAGGCAATATTAAACTTGGTACTGATTGGGATGGACTGGCAGATGAACAATCTGATCCAGTTTTTTGTGTATTTAAAGAAGCTGTATGGGGTATTAGAGCATTAGTTAAAATACTTTTAACATACAGATTTCATCATAAAAGATTTACAGTAGAGAGCATCATTGAAAGATGGGCTCCACCAAGCGAAAACGATACAGATGCTTACATAGTATTTGTATGTAGACGACTTGATGTTAATCCTACTGACGAATTAAACAATACTATTGAAGATTATTTACCATTAGTAAAAGCTATTATACAAATGGAAAATGGTATGCAGCCATACGATGATGAGCTGTTAGTAGAGGGGATGTACAAAGCATGGGAAGGTTTACCGACAAATTCTACAGCTTCGTAGAAAGTATAGCTATTAAAATAAAAGTTTGGGCTTGGCATAAACGTGTCAACAGACTTTGGATTGAACGAAAAAAGAAAGGTATTAAATAATGTGGTTTAATTTATTATCTATGGGTGTTAAGACTGCTAGTCATATATACCAAAACAAACAAAAAACTAAACAATTAATGTCAGATGCTCAGATGAGACATGCTGAGAAAATGAGTACAGGTCAAATTGAATATAAAGCGAAAGTTATTGAGAGTAATGATAAGGGCTGGAAAGATGAGTTCGTATTGGTTCTTGTTTCCCTTCCTATTCTTGTATTGGTCTACTCTATTTTCACTGACGATCCTGAGATTCGTAATAGATTAGATATGTTCTTTGAGTACTTTAAAGAACTTCCTTACTGGTATCAGGCAATATTTATAGGAATAGTTAGTGCCATTTATGGTCTTAAAGGTGCTGACATAATGCGTAAACCTAAATAGCCATGGATAGACCAGACTACCAAGACATTATTAACGAATATAAAGAACAGGTTCGTGTTCTTAAAGCACAAATTTCAGAATTAGAAGATGCTTGTAAATCGAAAGATGCAGCACTTAAGAGATCTTTACAAAAACTTGAGTATACAGCTCAAGACTTAGATAAAGCTAACGATGAAATCAATGCTAAAAAACAATCACAATAAAGTAGGAAACTGCAAATGGTGCAGTAAAGACATATACTCTAGTGAAGCATATATGATTGTTAAACAAGAATACTCTTGTGTTAAATGTTTTAAAAATTCAGGACATATGCTACCTTTTTGGGGGAATAATGAGAGACACAAAGTTGCTAGAACAGCACGTGAAAAAAATAGAATACAAAGAAAAAGAAATGAGACTGTTTAAACATCTTAAAAAAGAAGTTGAAATAGGAGCTCATGGTACAAGAGATTACGTAATTAAAAAAGGTATCAATAAAGGTAAGATTGCAAAATGAAAATTAGCGAAAATACATCAGTAAGTATGCCTATTAGAAATATGATAGGTATTGTAGTTGCTGTTGCAGTAGGAGTGTGGGCTTACTTTGGTATAGTAGAAAGACTTAATAAACTAGAAACTGCAGATACTCTATTTGCTGCTGATCTTTTAAAAAAAGCTGAGCAAGAACCTAAGAACTTAGAAATGTATATGTTAATAGAACATCTTGCTGGTCAAATTGAATCTGTAGAAAAAGAAATTGAGGCATCTAGATATAACAAAGTTAATATAGATCACCTTAAAGAACAAATTATATCTATACAAAAAGTAATAGATAAACTTAGAAATGGAACACATTAATGGAACAAATGGTTATAGCTTTACTTATGCTGGTAAACAATGAAATTAAGGAAGCAAGATTGCAACCTGATTTAAGCACTTGTTTAAAAGGCAAAAGAATTGCTAATAGAGATGTGTCTAATAATGTAGAATATAGATGTATTAAATCTATGGCAGAATTAGAAGATAATATAGATGGTTCTAAATCAATAAAAAAACTTATATTAAATTAACTATAATCTCTTTCTATAATCATTTCAATAAAGTGTATAGCTTTTAACAAATCATCTTTACCACCTTTGTCCTGGTGTCTAATTATATATTTAATTGCACACCCTTCAGGAAATAGAAGTTTGTTTTCTACTACAAATTTACTTGGTTGAATTTTATATTTTTGGTAGTGACTACCTTTAATCTGTTTGTTCCAAACTTTGCTCATTAAATGTTAACCTGTATTTACCTTTATGTTTATATTCTTTTCTTGGTTTACTCAACACTCTATTTTGATCATCTCTTAAAGCATATAGATCTAACTTCATAGCAGCAGTAAATTTTCTACAAGCTCTTTCAGGATCTATGTCTGCATAATGACATATAGTTCTAAAGTCTATTGAGTTACCAATAAGCCACTCTATAGCACTACGTTTATCTATAATATAATATTTATTTAAACCATCATACATAGCATCATGTATAGCTTGGTTTATAACAGCTCTAAATAATATTAACTCAGGACTTTTCATCTATAACTTCATACGTCATTCGCTGCTCTACTGAGTCAGCTTCTTGCCAGTTTAAAGTTGTAGGATCTATAGCATTTAATATTTTGAGTGCTTCTTCATCTGACGTTGCATTAACAAATATTTCTGTATAAGCAGGAAGTATAACCCACTTCTTAAACTTATAAATCATATATTGTTTTTACGTCTACTCGCTTCTAATGTTCTAAAGAGATCTATGATAAGACCTTCTTTATCACGTTTGTTTTCTAATGTAGAAGATTTAACTTCTGCTTCAAACAATTCATCTACTGCAGATTTATATGTATCACTTGCATAATAAGATTGTTCTTTAGCAGATATACTTTTATCTTCTGAGTTACCAGTTATGTGTAATGCTTTTTTACGTTTAAGTAATCTATCAAGATACTTAACATTAGCATTAGCTTGTGCATTACTTTCATCTGTTTCAGATAAAAATGCTAACGCTTTTTCTAATCTTTGTTCTGTAATCATTCATTCTCCTTAGTTGGTTTACAATATGTTAACATAACTTGGTATTCTTCTTTATCTATTTTATAATACATATGTCCCCATACTTCTCCATTACCTTCTTGGTAATTTGGATTTTCTTTAAAATAAGTATTCTGTTCAACATATTCATCACAAGATTTATAGTCAATAAATTTCTCTTTAAGAATATATTTCATACCTAATTTTTGTGGATTAATTTCTTGTGGTATCATTAACATCATTAATAATTCAATCATAAAGTCCTTATAAATAAAAAGGCACTACTACAATGAAGAACCTTATATTGCAGTAATGCCTAGTTTTCTAACTCGAGGGAGATAAGAAACTGTTAAAATGGTGGATCGTCTGATAGTATTTCTTCTACACTATTAGCTTTAGCATCTAATACTTTTCTTACCAGATTATCAATTTGTTGAAACTCTGATTCAGTTGGTATTTTGCCACCTGACATATAAGAACCTATAAGATTACTCATAGTCAATCTGTATTTTTCTGAAAATTGATCAACAACATTTCTAACTGATTGAACTCCAGTAGCACTAACCATACTTGGTGCAGCACCAGAATTATCTGATACTTCACTTAAGCATTCTATTCTACTTGCAGTTTGATATTGTTTACCAGTTTTACTTGTTCTTACTGGCTGTGCATCAATTTTAAGTCTTGCTCCCTTCGGCCATCTTGATGAGCCTAAAGCTTCACCATATATAGTCATGTCTGTACCATCATCTTTAGTGATGTAAACAGTAACTTGACCATCATCTTTCTCGAATGCTTTTTTAAATGAACATTCAAACGTCTCGTGTTCCATATTTGTCCTTTTGTTTATTTGTTTTATTATATTTCCAAACTTTTGCATTTACGTTTTATAGCTTATTTCCAAGTATCTTGCCATACTTTTCTTGCAAATACTTTGATTGGATCATTGTCTC